TTTTGCTGTTCTTGTCGATATGAAGAGTGATATATATCTAAACGGATTGATAATGGATTGGGTTCGTAATGGACTCAATGAAGGGTTCGATTTCAAAAATCCAAACGAAAAAGACCGATGTGGTTGCGGAGAAAGTTTTAGAATATGATAACAATAACTGAATCAGCAAAAACAAAAATATTAGACCTTCTTGCAGAAGAAGGCAATCCAGATTTATCACTAAGAACATTTGTTCAAGGTGGTGGTTGTAGTGGCATGAGTTATGGATTTACATTTGATGAGGTGATAAATGAAGACGATTTTGAATTACCTTTAGAAAAGTTTAAAGTGTTAGTAGATGCAATGAGTATGCAATACTTGACAGGAGCAACTGTGGATTATAAAGAAGATATTCAAGGTTCACAATTTGTTATAACTAATCCAAATGCCCAATCCACTTGTGGCTGCGGCTCATCGTTTGCGGTGTAATTATGGCATACTCAGATAAAGTTATTGACCATTATGAGAACCCACGAAATGTAGGTTCTTTTAACAAAGATGATAAGAGTGTAGGCACTGGCATGGTCGGTGCACCTGCATGTGGTGATGTAATGAAGTTACAAATAAAGGTAGATGAAAATGGTATTATTAGAGATGCTCGTTTCAAGACATATGGATGTGGTTCAGCAATCGCCAGTTCGAGTTTGGTTACAGAGTGGGTTAAGGGTATGCATATTAATGACGCTGTTAACCTTAAAAACTCTCAAATTGCCGAAGAGTTAGCATTACCACCAGTTAAAATACATTGTAGCATACTTGCAGAAGATGCTATAAAAGCGGCAATCAGCGATTACAAACTTAAATGTAATAGCGATTAGTGTGTTTACGAATGGTCGTAGACATTTTTTTTACAAAGAAGGAAAATTATGAAGAAGATTTTATTTGCAACCCTTGCCACTTTGGCATTATCTGCATCAGCTGCTGAAGTTGGTGTTAACGGCACCCGTGACTATTCTGGTGCAGCAGACCGCACAGGTTATGGTGTAACAGTTGGTGAAAAGTTTGGTAAATTTGGTGCTGAAGTTGGTTACAACAGATTCACTCAAGGTTCAAACGACCAAGACCGTTATTCTTTAGTTGGTTCATATGATGTAACTAAAGTTGGTCCTGTTACACTTGCAGTTAAAGCTGGTGTTGCATACTTAGACAATCAAACTGTCGCTAATGGTTATGCCCTTACTGCTGGTGTTGGTGCTTCTGTACCTGTTGCTAAGAATTTGGCAGCAACGGTTGACTATCGCCGTCAAGAAGGACAGAACCGTGTTAATGCATTTGATGGTAATCAAGTTGCAGTTGGTTTGAAATATTCCTTCAACTAAAACGAAAGAGCCCACTTCGGTGGGTTCATTTAACATAAGAATAATAATATGAATAAAATTAAGTTATATCTATCGACTGTACTCATTATGGTCGGTTCAAGTGCATTAGCAAATCCATACAATTGGCCAGTCACTAGAGTTATTGATGGTGATACAGTTGAATTCAATGCACCATTTATGCCTGATCCATTACCTAAGAAATTATCAATTCGTGTACTTGGTGTTGATACACCAGAAAAAGGTCATCGTGCATTATGCCCACAAGAAGCAGCAGCCGCAGAGAAAGCCTCACAATTCACCAAAGATACATTAAACAAAGCATACAAATCCAATCTACCGGTTGTCATTGAATTAAACTCACATGACAAGTATGGTGGGCGTGTATTGGGTGATGTAATTGTTAATGGTCAAAGATTATCAGCAATGTTAATCGCTAACGGTCATGCCAGACCTTATTTTGGCGAAAAGAAATCTTCATGGTGTAATTGATGGCTACACTAGCGCATAGTTGTGAAGAGTGTAATTCATTTTTCACAATCAAATACGATGTGAGCAAGTGTGATGACGATCCAATCTATTGTCCCTTCTGTTCCGCATATATACTTGAAGGAGATGCTGAATCTCCCAAAGAATATGTGGACGAAGAGGATGATGATTAGTGTGGTTTTATCATAATACAGCAGAACAATTCAATATTGACGATGCCGAAGGATACTTTGGTTTTGTCTATCTCATTACGCACAATCCCACCGGTAGAAAATACATTGGTAAGAAATTCTTTACCAAGGCGGGTACACGGCAAATTAAAGGCAAGAAAAAGAAAATCAGAAAGACCTCTGATTGGGAAACCTATTGGGGATCCAATACTGAATTACAGGCAGAAGTAACAAAAAACGGAGAGGAGCAATACACAAGAGAAATTCTACATTTATGTAAATCTCGGTCAGAGTGTAGTTATATGGAGACTTTTGAAATATTCAATCGTCACGCTCTTTTGAGTGATTCATATTATAACGCATGGGTGACCTGTAAAATCCACAAATCTCATGTACTAGGAAAAATTAATGGCTCGCAAATCAGCAAACAACGAAGTAATAACAATAGCCAACAAAACAAATCAATTGAGGGTGAGAATTGATGACCTTAAAACATTTCAACCACTAACAGACAATCAAAAACTATTCTTTGATGCATACAAACGAGGTGATTACTTTGTAGCACTACACGGTGTTGCAGGCACAGGTAAAACATTTTGTGCATTGTATAAAGCAATCGAAGAAGTATTAGACAAATCAAATCCATTCAACAAAATCATTGTTGTTCGTTCAGCAGTACAATCCCGTGAGATTGGTCACCTGCCTGGTGATGTAAACGAAAAGATGGAAATCTATCAACAACCATATCGTCAAATATGCGAGACATTGTTTGGGCGCCGAGATGCATGGGATAGATTAGAAGAACAACACCACATAGAATTCATTTCAACCTCATTCATTCGAGGCATGTCATTTGATGATGCCATTATTATTGTAGATGAGATGCAGAATATGACCTTTGAAGAAATTGACACCGTTATGACACGGGTTGGTTATCGTTCAAAGATTCTATGGTGTGGTGACTACAGGCAAACCGACCTCAACAAAAAGAAAAACGACATGTCTGGCATATTGAAATTTTTTGATATCGCTATGCATATGAAGGCATTTACTCGCATTGAGTTTACCGCCGATGATATTGTCCGTTCTTCACTAGTAAAAGACTACATCATGGCAAGATTACAATATGAAGATAGAATTTCATAAGCTGAAATAGACTCGGTATACTAGTATAAACACTAAGTTTTTGATGCGATGCAACATATATAATAGTATGGGCGCTTAATTGAGGCTCATACTATTTAAATCGTCTTAGGAGATAAACATGTTCGCAGTAGATACATTCATTGAAACCGTTCAAGGTGCAAAAAAATATTTTGTCAGTACATTCATTACCGACAAAGAGTTACAGAAACCCCTCAACGCTTTCATCGACAAACAAACAGAGTTCGTTACTCAAATTGTAAAAACCAACCAAGAAGTTTCAAATCAAGTTTTAGATTCATTGTCAAAATACTCTAAAACTACAAAGACTTAATATGTTAAAATCCATTGCAAAGTTTTTTATTGTATTAGCTGAAGTTACGCAAGAATATCGCAAAAGTAAGTATTCTAAAGTGCAATAATCAGAGATTTCTCTTTACATACATAATAGTATGAATAAAGAAACGCAATCGGTTCAGTTTAGAAAATTACTCAAGTATGATGTGATTAAAAACACTAAGTCTTGGGATCCAGTCCTGCGTAATGATTGGATGATTAAATTTTCGATATACAAGTGTTTTGTTATGGTGTTGTTTACCTCAATCCATACAGGACAGACAGTAATTCGATACTTTAACGATGAGGATTTGGCATGTGATTATATCAATTATATGATACAACAAGATGCCTCTCTGATATTAAAACACCCCTAACCCCACCTTGAGTGGGGTTTTTCTTTTTCCACTATTGCCTCTTTTGATTATGTAATTATGTTATACTATGACAATATTGAACAGGAGTAAACTATGCCTAGTGATGATGTGTTATTGAAATTATCGTCTGAAGTAGATGATATTATTGCCGATTTAGTGAATCGGTATCAAATGAATCCGCTGAGTTTGACAGCAGTAGTGTTGGCAAGATTAGTGTTGGCAAATGACTTTATAGGCTCAGGCGATGATTTTAGAAAATTGCTTGTCAATGTGCCTGATACAAGACTAAAGAATCCAGATATCACCACACAGGTGCATTGATGCAACAGTTAAACATTGATTATTTCTGGCCGCTCACAGAGCAAATCCCCCTCGACTTAAACTACACCGACTGTAAAAAATCACAGTCGATTGTGCCATCGGTTAATTCTGGTCAATTTGTTATTGCAAATGGCGGCACATGGACAACAACAATTGTTGCTTCTAATCTATCGCTAGATGTAGATACAACAACAATTAAGATGAAAGAAAAACCTGGCTTATGTCGTAGAACAATACTAAAATGCCTTGGTTTGAAATGGGAGATTAAATAATGGCACAGAAAAACAAGAACTATTACCTTTCCGTCATGGAAGGTTATAAGACAGTATTCAGTAAGATGGTCTTTGATGCAAAAGAAGCAAAGCGGCTATACGAAGAACTGACAGAGAAATATCCAAAGCCGCAGTATCTGGTGTTTAAAGAATATCATTAATGTTAGTTCCAGAGAAATATAATGTAATATTGTATTCCCTGCTAGGGTCGCAAGAACTAGTGCAAAAATGGTGGGCATCATCGAATAAAGCATTTGATGAGATGACACCGATTGAGATGTGGGATAGAGACAAAGACCGAGTGAAGAACTATTTACTAGCACAATTAAGTGGAGAATATTTGTAATGGCAACAGAGAAACAAGAACAAGCACTACAAGAACTAAGCGATTTTGGTCAAGAGATGGACCGAGTGTTTAGAAATGAAGTATTAGAAGAAGTCGCAGTTGAAATTGATAAGATGAAAGGTGACACGGCCATGTCATTCGCCACCTTTGTAAGGAACATGAAAAGATGAGTAATTTTGATAAACTATTAGCATTATTCGTTATTATTTCAGTTGTTGCAATTATCTTCCTTTATCTGAAAGCAGATAATTACGGAAATAGATGTGTAGCAAAAGGCGGTACAGTTATTGATACACCAAATGGTAGAATCTGTATTAAAGCAGAAAGAATAGGTCTATAATGAATAACAAGAACTTTTGGGGTGAACCAGATGATATCGAACCATTGCCAGAATGGATGGACCCGAAGACCTATCAGAATAATGGTCAGTATAAGAGAAAGACCAAGAGTCTAAACGAAGCAATCAATGATGCACTACAGAAACCTCCTGTGCCTATTGTAATATCAGAACCAAAGATATGAAAAAATTTATAATTGCAGGTAATTTTGATGAGTATGTCCAGTGGCGTAAAAAACAGGCATGGGCTGATGCACCAAATACCGTATGCGTAAGCTCTCCAGCAGTGCTGAGAGGTACACAAAATCCACATGGGTTTTTCATTGGATCATGGCAAAACCGAGATGACCTTGAAGATATCTTTACTGTATTACTTACAAGAACAGATATTGGAACAAATTCACACAGAACAATCAAAACATTATGGGAGAAAGTGAAAAAATGAAAAACACAAGAACTTTTCAAGGATATCTAAATGAGTATATACGATTCTGATAAAGCTACAAAAACCTTGTTGGCTGAGTATGTTGACGGTGAACCAGGCTGTGTGCGGGATGATTGCATGATTACGGAGACTGGTCCCGGTATGACTACTATGGCACACTACCCACCGGTATACAACAAGCAAGGGATCAATATGAATCCCGATATGAATATTACAACACAACAACGCCGCTGCTTGTCATGTGGAAAATCTTGGACGGAGAGCTATCAAAATGGTGCTAGAATTAGTTAAACCACAAGGAGAGATATTATGTTTGAAACAAGTTTAAGTTATCGTTCAGCTGAAGAAATTAATAGTGCAATGGGTCGTGTGTATGGTCACATGAGTATAGCAGTTATTATATCAATGCTAGTCAGTTATTGGGTAGGCACCACACCAGAGTTACTACAGTTATTCTTTACAGGTGTAACAAAGTGGATTGTCATCTTTGCACCATTACTTGCAATCTTTGGCATTTCCGCAGTATTAGCTAACAATTCAAGTAAAGGTGTAGCACAGTTATGCCTACACGGTTTTGCGGCACTTATGGGATTGAGTTTTGCGACAATCTTTGCTATATTCACCATGGGTTCAATAGTATCCGCATTTATGGGTGCAGGCATATTGTTTGGTACAATGAGTGTATACGGTTATTTTACTAAAAGAAGTTTAGATAGTGTTGGTAAGTTTATGTTTGTTGGATTGATTGCGATTATCATTGCTAGTATTGTGAATATCTTTATTGGCTCAACAGTAATGGCAATGGTCGTTTCCGCACTAGCAATCATCATCTTTTTAGGGTTGACGGCATATGATACACAAAAGATAAGAGAAGAACTAAGTGTAGAAACCAGTGATTCCGCAGAAGTCCGTGGTGCTCTTACATTGTATATGGACTTTATCAACCTGTTTATCAATCTATTACAGTTGTTTGGTGATAGGAAGTAAATGTCAGTAGAAGAACAAATAGAAGAATTTTTAAAGATGTATGGGGATAGATTACCTAATCCCGAGCATTG